GGGCAGGAGAATCACAGTTTAACGAATTACATAAACTTGTTACAGAAGAGTTCTTAGCAAGAATTAAAGCTGGCGAAGCTACCACTGCTGATTTAAAAGCAGCAGCTGACTGGTTATACAAGAATGATATTACAGGCGTTGCCTTTGATACTTCCCCTCTTGGTAAGCTAGCAGATATAATGCCAATCGTTGACTTTGATACTGTCCAACAAACTATACAAAGATAATGGCTCCAAAATCCCTTCCAACATCTCAGAAGAAATCAAGTGCCAGAAACTACGCAAAAAACCCCTTGTCCAGAGCCAAGAAAAACGCAGCTCAACGACAAAGAAATAAACTTAAAGTTAACAAAAAGTACCGAGCCTCCCTTAACCGTGCCCGCAGGAAAGCGGGTGTATATGGCAAGGGCGGCAAGGATTTTTCACACACTAAAAAAGGAACCTTAGTACGTGAGAACCCATCTAAAAACAGAGCAAGAAATCGTAGTAAGAAATGACACGAAAGAAAACTCCTTCAATGGAGGCACAATTAAAAGCTGATTTTAGATTTTTCTTGACAGCTGTTTGGACACATTTAGCATTACCTACACCAACTAGAGCACAACTTTGCATTGCAGATTACTTACAAAATGGACCTAAGAGATTACAGATCCAAGCCTTTAGAGGTGTTGGTAAATCTTGGATTACTGCGGCTTTCGTTCTTTGGACACTCTACAACGATGTTAATAAGAAAATCATGGTTGTTTCGGCTTCTAAGGACCGTGCAGATTCGTTCTCGATCTTCTGCCAAAGACTTATCCTTGAAGTACCGTGGATGAGCCATTTAAGGCCAAAGAATGATGACCAGAGATGGTCTCGTGTATCTTTTGATGTAGGTCCAGCTGCACCTCACCAAGCACCATCCGTAAAATCGGTGGGTATTACAGGTCAGTTAACTGGAAGTCGTGCAGATTTAATGGTTTTAGATGACGTAGAGGTACCAAACAACAGTATGACCGAATTACAACGTGAGAAATTACTGCAATTGGTAACTGAATGTGAGTCTATACTTACACCTAAGAAGGATTCTAGGATTATGTTTCTCGGAACCCCTCAAACAACCTTTACTGTCTATAATAAATTACGTGAAAGGTCTTATAAACCATTCGTATGGCCAGCTAGATACCCCCGAAAGGTGGCTATGTATGATGGTTTACTTGCACCACAACTAGAAAAAGACTTAGATGATGAAAAAGATTTGGCCTGGAAACCAACAGATAATCGCTTCAATGAAGGAGATCTGGTGGAACGTGAGGCTAGCATGGGTCGCAGTAATTTTATGCTGCAGTTTATGTTGGACACTAGCTTGTCTGATGCTGAAAAGTTTCCTCTCAAATTTGCCGATCTCCTCGTGCATCCAGTTAACCCTACCCACGGACCAGAGAACCTAATATGGTGTTCTGATCCAGACAACATCTTGAAAGATTTGCCATGTGTAGGGCTACCAGGAGACTACTATTATAAACCAATGCAGGTTCAAGGAGAATATACTCCTTATCAAGAAACTATCTGCAGCGTAGACCCCTCTGGAAGGGGCACAGATGAGACTGTAGCATGCTTTATTTCCCAGTTGAATGGTTTTATGTATCTGCACGAAATCTACGCCTCACAGGACGGATATTCGGATGATACCCTACTAAACATACTGCGACGCTGTAGGAAATATAACGCTTCAACTTTACTCATAGAGTCAAACTTTGGTGATGGCATTGTTTCTGAATTATTTAGAAAACATTGTGCTCAAACAAAGACAAACATTAACATAGAGGAGACTAGAGCTAATGTCAGGAAAGAAGATAGGATTATTGACAGCCTTGAGCCTGTGTTTAATCAGCATAGGTTGGTGGTTGACCCCGCAGTTATTAAGTGGGATTATGAATCGTGTTCTGAGAGGCCAACTGAATCTAGATTCCAGTATATGCTTGGATACCAAATCTCAAGGATGTGCAGGGAAAAAGGGGCTGTCAGACACGATGACAGAATCGATGCCCTTGCCCAAGGAGTTAAGTGGTACACCGATGCCTTCGCCATCTCAGCCAATGCAGCCATAGCACAACGTAAAGCTGATGAATGGTCTGCTCATCTACATGCTTGGATGGAAGACCCTCAACAAGAAGCTAATCATATGGTACTGGGATTAAGTGCTAATCAAAGACAAAAATCTGGTAGAAAGTCAATTAAATACTGGGTTTAAACCCAAGCACCCCCTAATACACGGGAAGTGGTGCTCCCGTGTGTGGAAACAGCGGT